ACAAGAAGTGTATCCTGTATCACATACATAAACATCAAATGGTGTTGTTCCTGAAATATTATTTATTGTTATATCCGTTGGCATTTACTATTATTATCTTTATAAATATAAAGGAATAGGAAAACTTGTGAAGTTTGATTATTATTATTATATTGGATTTTTTTTAATAAAAATATTACTTTTACAAAAAATAAGATATTTATATATATGGGAAGAAATAAAATAAAAATTGAAGAAAAAAAAATTAGAGTATCAATAACTATTGATCCTGAAATTAATAAGATGGTAAAGGATAAACACATTAACTTATCTTCGTTGACTAATAAATTATTAAAAAAATATTTTAATAATGAAAATTTGTAGTTTGTGTAATATTAGAAAAGATTATTCGGAATTTCATAAACATAAAACCGGTAAAGATGGGTATACTAGTGGATGTAAAGAATGTCGTAAGATAAAATCAAAAAAAGATTACGACAAACTTAAACAAAATGATAAAGTAGTAATAACCGAGAAAACCTGTGCTTCTTGTTTGATACAAAAAGATGTTAACTCATTTCATAAACAAATCGGAACTAAAGATGGGTTTAGATCAATCTGTAAAGAATGTCGTAAAGATAAGTTTAAGAGTGATTATCAGAATTTACCAGAGTTTTCAAAAAAACATAAACAAAGAACTAAAAAATACCGTATTGAGAATAAAGAAAAATATAATAATTACTTCAAAGAGAGATATAAAAAAATGCCCCATGTATATGCTTGGAGAAGTATGTTAAAGTCGGTATTACGTAGATTCGGAACTAAAAAGGAACAAAAAACAATTGAAATGTTAGGTTATTCTGCGGAGGATTTAAAAAAACATATTGAATCTTTATTTTTGGAGGGTATGTCTTGGGAAAATTGGGGGAAATGGGAAATTGATCACATCAAACCAGTAAGTAGTTTTGATAAAACTACTGACACTAAAATTGTTAATGATTTAAATAATTTACAACCATTATGGAAGTCTGATAATATAAAAAAAGGGACTAAATTTTGATATGTTATTTTTTTTTTAGTATTTTTATTTTATGGATGAATTTGATAATGTAGTTGAATTAATTAGTGAATTTTTAGGTGACCCAAAAAAAATTTACGAAAACAAATCTCAAGTTTCGTGGGATTGTCCAATATGTGATGACGATAAAAATAAAGGTAATTTAGAAGTTAATGTTGAAAAATCAGTGTTCCATTGTTGGAGTTGTGGAGATAGTGAGGGAACTCACGGGTCTTTAGGTAAATTATTTGACAAATTTGGGAATAAAAAATTAAAGAAATTATATAATATCCTCAAACCTGAAACAGTCCAAGTGAGGGAAAAGAAATCACCAAAAGCCCAACTCCCAAAGGAATATAAATTATTTAAGGATGTGAATCCAAGATATCCTGTTAGACAACAAGCAATAAATTACCTATATAATCGGGGAATTTCCGATTATATGATTGAAAAATATCAAATTGGTTTTTGTGATAGTGGAAGTCACTCCGGTAGAATAATTATTCCCTCCTATGATTTAAAAGGTGAACTTAATTATTATATAGGTAGAAGTTGGGATCCATATACAAAGGCGAAATACCGAAACCCCGAAGCCGAAAAAGAAAAAATAATTTTTTGGGAAAGTTTAATTGATTGGGATAAAGACATCTACCTTGTTGAGGGGGCATTTGACGGAGTATTCTTGGAGAACTCAATTCCGATGTTGGGTAAACATATGTCAGAACTATTGTTTGAAACAATATACAATAAATCTAAAGGTGACATAATTATTTGTTTGGACGAAGATGCGTGGACAAATGCGGTAAAACTTTATCACGAATTAAATGGTGGTATGTTATGGGGTAGAATAAAAATTGTCAAACTACCTAAAGATAAGGATGTTTGTGATTTAAAAGGTGAAATAAACGATTATTATATTGAAATAAGAGATTGATGAATTTAAAAGAAATTGCAAGTGAGATTAGAGAAATTGTTGCAAACAAACAAAAAGAATTACAACTAACTTTTGAGGAAGATAGTCACACATACACGATGATTGATTTATCGGGTAATTTAAAAAGTGATTGGCCGTCAGTATCAAAAGTAATGAAGTTATTTTATGATGAATTTGATTCGGATGGAATTGCGGAAAAGAAGGCTAAAGGTGATCCCGAAGAAAAGGCTAGATTATTGAAAGAATGGGGAGATGCGGGGACTTACTCCACCAATATGGGATCAAGAGTCCACTTTTTTCTTGAACAGAAATCATTAGAGATGTTTGGTATTGAAAAGGAAGTTAGACAACCAATCTTTGATTGTGATTTTACACAAATATTGAAGGGTGACTCAATGATTCATGCCGGTACCGACTTTTTGGAATTGATGAAAGAAAGAGGTGCGGTATTATTGGATACTGAAATGGTGTTGGGATGTAATGAGATTGGTTATGTGGGACAACCCGATAAATTTTGGTTAATAATGAATAGAGAGGGAACCGAATTTGGGTTAATCATAACAGACTGGAAAACAAATAAGAAAAAGAATTTTGAGGATAATTTTTTCACAACAAAAATGAAACCCCCATTCCAAAAATTAAGTAATAATGCTCTCGGACACTACTTCACACAATTACCATTTTACGCAAAATTGATATTAAAAATGTTGAAAGGATCAAAATATGAGAATGTTAAATTATATGGGGGAATTATTGTGCATTTAAGTGATGATGGTAAATTTGAAGAGTTTAGAGTTCCAAAAGAGGTTAATGAAACAATATTGAATATGAATATGAAACAATACTTGAAAAAATAACAAAGATTAGTTATAATTGGATATGGAAACAACTATTGAAATGGTATGGGTGTATACCACAACTTGGGATAATGTTATCCCAAACGGATTAAAAATAAATTATATAATTAAATAAAAAATGGACGATATTTTAAAACCAAAGATTGACCTTAAAAAACAACCAACGATTGAATGCGAGAAATGTATGTCAAAATACTTCAAGGAAGTTGTGTTGATTAAAAAAGTTCCTAAATTAATGACAGGTAGTTCGGAAGACACGTTAGTTCCTTTCCCAACGTATATGTGTAATGATTGCGGACACGTAAACATTGATTTCCAATTATTTGATTAAAATGAACTATAGAGAATTTTACATTTGGATAGAGGGTTATTTGGAAGGTAAATTGGAGAATAAAGTGATACCAATCTCACCTATTGTTGAAAAAATGAACCAAGTTATTAGTGATGAACAAAAGTGGATTAACGACTTTAAAAAGTATCGGAACACTAGTAATCAACCCTCAATAGAAATTAAACCCCCATCTGAATAAGTTGGGGTTTTTTGTTTTATATGGTATTTATATAATATGAAAATAATCATTACGGAAAGTCAAAAACAATCTTCTCAAGATAAATTAAAAAAAATTGTCAAAGAATTGGGATGGAGACAAGCTTCTGATATAATAGGGGGACATGAAAACCTATCAAAATTAGTGTTTAATAATGATCCGATGGAGTTTTTACATCTATTTAATAACATGGACATCGTTCAATCAGAAAAGAAACCCAATTGGTTGTTATACAGACATAAGAAGGGTGAGAATTTAATGATTTACGACGGAACTATTCGCGATGTATATATCAATTATGATAAAATTTGGGGATGTTTGGTAAATGTATTTAATCTCAAAACCATTGAAATTAAAATACTTACAGAGACGTGGTTGAGTGAAGTTTACGATTTAAATGAAATCAGGACGGGAAGTTTGAATGGACCTTCTTCAGTTTCGTTGATTTAGGGATATAATTTAAACCCCCATCCGAATAAGATTTGACAATTTAATATCAAATAACTATATTTTATATATGGTTAAAAAAATTATACATTTCTCTGATTTACATATCAGATTATTTAAAGATCACGATTTATACCGATCAATACTTGAAAACGCAATTGAACAATGGAGAGAATTAGAACCTGATAGAATTGTGTTTACGGGAGATTTGGTTCACTCCAAAAATCAAATGACACCGGAGTTAATTGAAATGGTTTCTTGGATTCTAACAGAGTGTTCTTATGTTGCACCAACTATCATCATACCAGGTAATCACGACTTTCTTGTAAATAATGTTGAAAGATTGGACGCACTTTCCCCAATTATTAATTCATTAAATAGTAAACGCATTTCCTATTACAAAGATAGAGGTGTTTATGAAGATGATAATATTAGTTGGTGTGTTTATTCTCAATATCAAGGAAATATACCACCTGACTTGAATGTTGCGACGGGTATAAAAGTTGGATTGTTTCACGGACCAATACAAGGAATGAAAACAGATCTTGGATTTGATTTTGGTGAGGAGGCATATGATATTGATAAGTTTAATGGACTTGATGTCGTATTATGTGGTGATATTCACAAAAGACAAGAATTTAAGTTCAAAACGGGGAAGGGTTATATGATAGGTAGCCCAATACAACAAAACATCGGAGAAAGTATCGGAAGACACGGATATGGAGTGTATAATGTGGAAACAAAAGAATACACATACACCGACTTATTCAACCCCAAACCATTTTTGAAGTTTGAGATTAAATCATTTGAAGATATTGAAAATGGAACTGAATTACTCAAAAATATTTAATAAAAAAACAATTCAGTCAGTATTATCATTTTGTGAATTAAACAAAATTGACGACACCGATAAATTTTTTAAAAAATGTTTTCAATCAGGATTTAATATTGAAAAGTATGGACTCTTGGGAAATTCACTTAATGATGATGAAAAACACTTAAAAACTGACGGGATTGATGAAAAACACACGGAAATTGAGGTAATAGTTGAAAAACGAGTGGAAGTTCCCGTTGAAGTTATTAGAGAGGTTGAGAAAATCGTTGAGGTAATTAAGGAAGTTCCCGTTGAAAAAAAAGTGTATATTACAGATGATTCTCAAATGGAAAAACTAACCCAAGAAATTGAGCGTTTACAAAAACTCAAAGAAATTCACGACTTGGATCAAGAAAACTCACATAAAGAATTATTTGAGTTAATTAAAAAAGTCAAGGAACTTGAAAAAGAATTAGACAAAGGTCCAATTGAAATTATCAAGGAAGTTGATAATAATGAAAAGTTAAAAATGATGGGGGAAACTTTACAGAAATTAAGAAAAGAACTATCATTGAAAGACAAAAAAATAGAAGAGCTGGAAGGCATAAATAAACAATTAGAAAGTATTAAGGTCAGTCAAGGGGCTGTTTATCTTAAAGGTTCTAATATAACACAAAAATTATGAGTATATTAATTTGGTTATTATCGGCGTATGGTATGTCAAACATATTGGTTTATGGATCAATATTTCAGGGATTAAGAAATTGGTTCCGAAGAGTTGGGGATAGTGGTATTCCCGTATTAAGTCAGTTATTTGGATTTATATCTGATTTGGTTTCCTGCATGATGTGTACCAGCACTTGGGTGGGATTTTTTATGTCATTTGTTACCTATTCTCCTTGGCATGAAATGTTGGGAATTAATCAATACGTATCAATATTCTTTGACGGTTTATTAGCGTCAGGAGCAGTATGGGGAATAAATGCTATTGTGGAATGGTTTGAAGAAAACAGATTATCAAATCAAAAAATTGAGACAACATATATCGTGGAAGATGAAAATGGACCACAAATTTTAAACGACTAATAAAATAAAAATGGGAAAAAGAGAGAAAGAACATCGTAAAAAAGTTGCAAAACGCAATCAAAGAATTGCTGACGAGAAGACAAAAATGCAAAAAGTATTTAATAAACTTCTTAAAGAACAAATGGACAAATTCAAAGAATCTGAAGGTTTAGAGGTTCAAGTGGGAGATAGCCCTATTGAATTTAATATTGTTGACACTAACGACATTGAAAACGTAACTGATGTTGAAACTATTGATGAAGTAAACACAGTTGAAGAATCTATTACATCTGAAGACGAACAATAATAAATGGATCTATTTAATCCACCAAAAAAATTTAATTACAATATTATGATAAAAGATTTAGAGTTTTCTAACTTTGAAAACCCATCTATTCAGGTAGTTTGGGAAGACATTTCGGACAATTTCACTCAAGATAAAATCAAGAGTGTTAAACATTACTTTCAAAAGAAGTATAATTCCACCAATGTAAATGTTATTACGAAAGTTAAAAACATTCAGGAAGATACGATGCAAAGTGTTGATGTGTCCGTAAATATTATGGATACAAATTATCAATCTGATTTGTTGAAACAATTCCTTAAATCTAAAGGGTATGAAAACCGTGTTGATGAGGTAATGTCAATCAATAGAATGGTTGAGAATAAAATGTCCGAATCGGAAGAAGAAACCTCATCATTCAAGAAATGGTATATAAAAAACATTGAGTTCTCTAATTTTTTATCATATGGTGAAAACCAGCGTATTGATTTTGATAAATGTAATGGAATTACGGTGGTTGAATCTAATCCACCTAACTTTGGTGGTAAGACGGTATTGTCGGTGGATCTATTGATGTTCCTATTCTTTAATGAAACCACAAAAACATCAAAAGCGGAAGAAATCTTCAACAGATTTACAACCAAAGATAAAGTATCCGTTAAAGGTGAGATTATCATTGATGGTGAGGAATATGTTATTGTTAGGAATATTGAAAGAAAGATGTCCAAAAAAGGTGAATGGAATGTAAAAACTGAATTGGACTTTTTCAAAAAACTTGCCGATGGAAGTTTACAAAATTTTACTGGTGAACAAAGACGAGAAACTGAACAGTTTATTAAAACATCAATAGGTTCTAAAGAGGATTTCTTAATGACAATCCTAACTACCGCAACAAATCTTGAAGATCTTTTAGAGTCAAAACCAACCGCAAGAGGACAAGTTCTCTCAAGGTTTATGGGGTTGGAGTTTTTAAAGAAAAAAGAAGAATCTGCAAAACAAATTTATTCTGATTTCTCCAAATCAATGTTGTCAAATGTTTATAACACCGAACAATTAAAAAGTGATAATGAAACATATGAAACTAGTATTGGGACATTAAAAACCGGTATTGAAACATTAAAAGAAGAACTTAATCAAATTGATGTAAACTTAACGAAGGGTAAGGATTATCGTGATGATATGTTAAAAAAGAAACATACCAATATTGATAATGATATTGCTCAAACAAATCCTGATAAAGTTAGTGAGGAAATAAAATCATTTGAACGTCAAAAAAATGACGTGATTGGAAAGTTAAATGAATTACAGGTGGTTGAACCATCTTCATTTTATTACGAAGATAAACACGACAAGGTTAAGGAAGAATATAACGAATCGTTTAAACAAAAAGTTGAGGTAGAATCCAAAATTAAGTCAATTGAAGAATTGAAAAGTTCTGTGGACGGTGGAATCAAATGTGAACACTGCGGAATTGACTTAATGATGGCATCTATTACCCAATCTAAAATTGCCGAACTTGATGGTTATATCAAGCATAAAGACGAAATTTTGGGGTTAATGCAAGTTTTAACAGGCAAAGAACAAGCCTTCACTCAACTTAAAAAAGAGTTTGACGAGTATGAAAAAAACAAACTAATCAAAGAAAAATATGATTTGAGTATTGAGGGATTTGATTTAAAAATTGAAAACCTTAAACAAAAATTGGTTAAATATTCTGAACTTCAGGATAAAATCAAAGAAAACGAAAAGATTGAAACATTGTTATTGAAAGCCGGTATTAGAATTGAAGAACTTGAAAGAGATAAAACATTAAAAAATACATCAATCAATAATAACACTTATCAGATAACATCTTTAGAAGAAAAGATTAAGAATAATTTAAGTATGATTATCAAAATTCAGGAAGAATCTGAAAAAGAGAAATTATATAAAATATATTTGGAAGCTTTTGGTAAAAATGGGATTTCTAAAATCATAATGAAAACTATGATGCCATTGATAAACTCGGAACTTCAACGACTAATGGAGGACAGTTCATACTTTAAACTTGAGGTTAGAATTAGTGATAAAAATGAAGTTGAATTTATGATGATTGATAATGGTACCGGTGTGGAGAAACTAATGGTTTCAGGTTCGGGATATGAAAAGACAATTGCATCATTGGCATTGAGATCTGTATTGAGTAAGATTTGTTCATTACCAAAACCAAACATAATCGTGTTTGACGAGGTTTTCGGGAAGATTTCAAACGATAATTTGGAAATGGTTTCAGAGTTCTTTGTTAAAATTAAAGAATACTTTGAGAAGATATTTGTCATCACACACAATCCAATGGTTAATCAATGGGCAGATACTGTTGTTAAAATTAGAAAAGAAGATAATATTTCGCAAGTGTATCAATAAACTTGGTGATTATGTGGGTTTTTATTCTTACATTTGTATAAATTACAAATTTTATGCAATTACGAGCAAAAACAGGAATTGATTTTGAGGAAGAATGTGAGGTTGATGGTTGGATTAGGAAAACAAAATCACCTAAAATAATTTGGTTAGGGGAAGGAAGGGATAATATTACAAAACTTAAAAATTGTAATTTTAACCCCTCCTTATTTGTTTTATCGGAAAAATCGGATTTATCTAAATATGACTTATATAATCCCACCACTAAAAAATATCGGGAGATTAAAAAATATAGGAAATCTCACTTTAATTCTTGGACATTATATTCAGAACCATACTTTAAAATAGCGAGTAAATCGGCATTAACTAAAATAAAAAAAACAACATACAATAAATTTGTTCAGGATTTTTGGGATTATAATCAAAATACGGGTTTGTTTGATAAAATACTAAAAGGTATTAATGATTTGAGTGAGGGTATTGTATGTATTGATGGGTTTATTCCCAATGACGAATTTAACTTCAGAACCGTAATTAATAAAAACGCTTGGAAAGGTTATTACAGAATAAATATTGAATTTAAATTAAAATAAATGAACGAAATAATTTTAGGTAATGCTATAGAAACATTACAAAGATATGAGGATAACACATTTGACTTGACGGTGACATCACCCCCCTATGATAATATGAGAACCTATAATGGTAAGATTAAGGATGAGGTTGTTTTTGAGGACGGATTTAGTTTCCCATTTGTGGAAATGGCTCGTGAATTGTATAGAGTAACCAAAAAAGGTGGTGTTGTTATTTGGGTTGTAAATGATCAAGTAAAAAATGGTGGTGAGACAGGAAGTTCATTCAAACAAGCTCTTAAGTTTATGGAGATTGGATTCACCCTTTATGACACTATGATTTATCATAAGAATGGTGCTCCATTTCCTGAAACGGGAAGATATTCTCAAGTATTTGAGTATATGTTTGTATTCTCAAAGGGGAAACCAAAAACGGTTAATCTATTAAAGGATAAACCAAACAGATGGGCGGGGCATAGTAACTTTGGTGATCCGTCAAAAAGAGAAAAAGATGGAAACCTCAAAAAGGTTGATAGATTTGTCGTTTCCGAATTTGGAACCAGATATAATGTGTGGTATATCAATAACGGAAAAGGATTCTCATCCAAAGACGATATCGCTTTCCAACATCCCGCAATATTCCCCGAATCATTAGCTGAAGATCATATTTTGTCTTGGAGTAATGAAGGTGATTTGGTGTTGGATCCTATGTGCGGAAGTGGAACCACATTAAAAATGGCGAAACTTAATAATAGAAACTATGTTGGAATTGATTTGAATCAAGAATATGTTGATTTATCCGTTAGAAGGGTTGAGAACTTAATACCTTATAATGAGGAAACACCAAACCCAAAAGTTAAGTTTCTTTTATCTAAAGAGGATGCTTTATTGAAACGAAAAAATAATAAAGAATCTAAAAAATTGTCAGTTTAAGAATTATTTATATCTTTGTAAAAAAAATAATATGAAGTATCTAATGTTTGTATACGGTGAAATTGAAACTATATCTAGTGAAGAGTTAACCAATAGAATCGGTAAAGAAATACAACCTATTGTAATTTCCGATCAAGTAAAATTTGTTTATGGTGATGGGAATGCAATTTTTCATTTTGACTCCGCATTGAAACACGATGAAATGTCAATCTATATCGGTTTGGTATTTGAGGAGTTTGAAGATTTAATGTTCACTCTAATTCCTTTTGATGGTGAGATGTCAACAAATATGGGTAAGGACAGAGAAAAACACCTTTTATCTATCAATAACGAAGATAAGGTTGATAATAACTTTATATTTGAATCACAGAAACCTAATCCATATTTAGATATGTTAATTGATATGGTTAAATTAAATAATCCATTAATCACTGACAAACAAAAAGAAGATGTATGTAATATGTCTTTGGATGAACTTCTTGATAAAATCAATGATGAAGGAATGGATTCTCTCACGAGTGTGGAGAAACTAAAATTGGAAGAATACTCAAAATAAAATATATGAAGGAAAAAGGAACAGGAATGCCTATTAATCAGGACGAAATCTCTCACTATTTAAAAGATATTAGGAAGATTAAAGTTATGACACCTGAAAGGGAAAAAGAATTGTCAAAACTTATGATGTCAGATACTTTAACTGATAACCAACGAAGACAGGTTGAGCAAGAATTATTGGTAGGTAATTTGCGATTTGTCATTACTGTTGCAAAACAATATCAAAATCAAGGCTTGGACTTTCCTGACTTGGTTGCCGAAGGTAATTTGGGATTATTGAAGGCAATTAAAAACTTTGATTGGAGTAAAAACTTGAGGTTTATTTCATATGCGGTTTGGTGGGTTAAACAATCAATCATCCAATCATTGAATGATAACGCAAGAACAATCAGGTTACCGGTAAATGTGGTTCAAGATCTTCACAGGGCGAAAAAAGAAATTGAGAGTAATGGGGGTAAATTATCCGATAAATTCTCATCATTACCATCAATGATTGATTTGGATATGAATATTAACGATGAAGGTGATACATTCATAGATATGATTCCAAATATGGACGCTGACGCTCCTGATGCGGCGTTTAACACTGCGGACATCCTTAAAGAAAAATTAATAAATACTCTCAATGTCTTGGACGAAAGAGAGCGAGTAATCATTGAAGATTATTTTGGACTATCCGGTACACCAAGAACTTTAGAGGATATTGGTTCGGATTTTGGTTTGACAAAAGAGAGAGTTCGTCAGATAAAACAAAGGGCTTTAAGGAAATTAAGAAACGAAACCACTGAATTATTTGATTATTTATAATAATTTGTCTTTTCCGTTCTTTTGTTATACTTATAAATATGAGTAGAAAAAAAACAAAAGAAGAATTTATTGGAGATTCAATTAAAATTCATAATGAAAAATATGATTATTCTTTAGTTGAATATGTTAGTAATGGGGTTAAAGTTAAATTAATATGTCCCATTCACGGAATGTTTGAGGTTAGACCTAATGATCATTTATCAAAAAAAGTGGGATGTAATAAGTGTAGTAACGCCGCAATTTCTAAAAGTAATAATGTTAAAAAAAATATAATTGAAAGATTTAATATTATTCATAACTTTAAATACGATTACTCTCATTCGGAATATTCTCACACTGATAATAAGATTAAAATCATATGTCCAACGCACGGAGAATTTTTACAATCACCTCATCACCATCTTAATGGTGTGGGGTGTCAAAAATGTGGTAATGTGTATAAACCAACAACCGAAGAATTTATAGAACAATCAATAAAAATACACGGAGTCAACTATGATTATACAAAAGTTAAATATAAAAATAATACAACAAAAATTAATGTTATATGTCCCATTCACGGAATTTTTGGGGTTAGACCTAATGATCATTTAAGTAAAAAAAGTGGATGCCCAATTTGTAAATTATCTAAAGGTGAAATATTAATTAAACAATTTTTAGATGATAACAAAATTGACTATGTTCGTGAGAAAACTTTTGATGAATGTGTTTACGAAAAAAAATTACGATTTGATTTTTATATACCTAAACAAAATATTTGTATTGAATATGATGGGGAACAACATTATAAATCGTTAAAATGTTTTGGGGGAGATGAGAAATTAAAAAAAATAAAAAAACGAGATAAAATAAAAAATAAATTTTGTGACGATAATGGAATTAATTTAATACGAATACCATATTTTGAATATGGTAACATTATTGAAATTTTAAATAAAATTATAATAATTAACTAAAAAAATAAAAATGGGAAGTGTAATAGATTATATTGAGTGTCCAAATTGTAAACAAGAATCATTTAGTGATTTTTATTACAATACAGGTGAAGAATATCTAAATTGTAATAATTGTGGATATCATAGATCGGCATTTTATAAAAGAGATGAAAAAGGTAAATTTCTTACCAACGATGGGACTGAAAATTATACCTTTGATAATTTAATTTGGGAAACCAATGAGTTAAAAAATCCATATGGTGCATATAGATTGAAAGTATATCAGTCACCGGCAACTCAATGTGGTTCATTAGAGAATGAAGAACAATACAATGAATTTAAAAACACCATTGAAGGTGATGTTGAAATTGAACATTGTTCAGTATCAAGGTTTATTGATGGTGAAATTAAAGTTGAAACATTGATTGATAACGGACCTAAAGATGATTTTATTTAAATAAAATTTGGCAGTTTACAATAAACTTCATATATTTGTAAAAGAAATGAAAAGGGTTGAACCGAGATTACCCTAACAACTCGGCGGAATGAGACACGACGTTCTCAAGGTGAAACTCCTCAATCTTATCCTTGCGATAAGATGAAACTACACTCCCCTCTTGGTACCAAGGGGGGTTTTATTTTTACACCCAAATTACAAGTTGATTTCTACCCGTTCTAAAAGGATTGTTTTTTGATTCTCTAAATACGGTGAATACCTCTAATACCCAATTTGTTCCCGATATATGAACAGGATTTAAAGGGATTGCCAATTCCCACTTTTCTGACTTAACCACGAATGGTTCCCCATCCACAATTTCACCATAAACTATTTTTTCGGCAATTTCAGTTTTGGCAAGCATTACAACCTCCCTAATTTCTCTACTTTCAATCGGTCTTTGATTATACCCAACATCATTTAATTCAGGTCTTGTTTTTCTATCATAAGAATGTTTTTTACGATCAATTTCTAAATTAAAGGTAACCTCAATAGAAGTAGATATCTGTGCAATTGTTTTTTCTTGTAATAAAATTTTACGAATTGATTCTTTAAGTAATGACATAATCATATAAATACTTTATAATGGTATTTATAAATACAGAACAATTATTATGAAAGAAAAATTTTTACCTTGGTTTTTATTATTTTGTGCCTTAGGGTTATCTGGAACGGCAGCGTATTATTCGGTTGTCGGATTATCAATCGTATTTGTTGGGGTTGCATTACCTGTAATTATTATGGGATCATTCCTTGAAATATCTAAAATCGCAATCGCCACCTATCTACACGATAAATGGAAAGAGACATACGGAGTATTAAAAATATATCTGACAATTGCATTAGTTACCCTATCTATTATTACCTCACTTGGGATTTACGGTTTATTAAGCACAGGATTCCAAGGGAATATTGCAAAACTTGAAATAAACGAGAAACAAGTTAAGAACATTGAGGTTAAAAAGAAACGATTTGAGGAAGTTAAGGATGAGTTAAGTGAAGAGAAAACAACTTTAGATGGGGACATCACCAAATTAAGAGATGGATTGTCCAATAACACCACAACACAATCTGTGGATAGAAAAACGGGACAAGTAGTCACTAAAGCGAATAATGCCAACAGAAAGTCGTTTGAAACACAATTATCACAAGCACAAGTTAGAAGGGATACCATTGCAAAAAGAATTGATTCAATGAATGATAGTATCACAAAACTTGATGTTGATATTTTGAATATGGAATCAGAAGAAATTTCAGGTAGTGAATTGGGTGCGTTAAAATATGTTAGCGAACTTTTAAATTGGGATATTAAGAAAACTGCCAACCTTTTTATATTAATATTAATCTTTGTTTTTGATCCATTAGCAATCACATTAGTTATTGCAACCAATCAAGCATTTAAAGGTTTACGAAAAAAACCTGACACCACAAAAGAATTATTGGAGGATATTGTTGAGGAGTTGACAACCGAACAAACACCAATCAAACACAGACCAAATACCGAACAAGTAAAAAAAATATGGGAAAAGGTTAAAAGATTGAGAGAAGAAGGTAAACTTCCCACACCAACACCTGAAGATTTGAAAGATGAACCAACCGCATTGGCGTTTACACCATATGAAACTAAAGAAGATAGTTTTGCGAATTACGAAACATCTGAAGAAATATCTGATGAGGTAATGAAAGATGATCCAATACCGTCATTTGATGAAGTCACAAATGAGGAATTATTTGACACAACTGACGATTATGAACTATATGATAGGGGAGTGAAAAATAAAAAAAGGTTAGTGTATAAGAAAGAATGATTGATATTGTAAAATACGGGGAATTTAAACCGACAGGTAAACAGAAAAAGAAAAAACAAATAATTTTAACACACTCCTCAAGGGAAATTAAAAATTATTTGATGTCTTTAAAGTATCGTTATAACGGTAAATACGACAAAATTCCAAACTATGTAATAAATAGAGAGGGTAAAATTTTGAAACTATTAAACGATAATGAACACACTAATTATTTCTCCGATGTCAATATAAATAGGAATTCTATAATAATATGTTTAGAGAATTTAGGGTGGATGGAAAAAGAACCATTAAAAAATTCACACATTAATTGGATTGGTAATATTTATAAAGAGAAGATATATGAAAAAAAGTGGAGAGATTACTTTTTTTGGCAACCATATACTGAAATTCAAATAGAAAACACTGTTGAATTATGTAAAAAACTAACCAAAGAACTCTCCATAAATAAAGAATGTATTGGACATAATACTAAAATAAATGGTGTTGAAAGATATGAAGGTATTGTGACTAAAAGTAATTTTGATATTGAATTTACAGATGTTAGTCCGGCTTTTAATTTTGAACAATTTATAAATAAAATTGAAAATGAATAATTACGAGGAGTTAAAACAATTATTGGAATCATCAAGAAGATTACTTGGAGGTAATTTATTAAATGAAGAATCTAATAGAATTAGAAAAAGTTATGGTATGATTACCGAACAATCCAATCCTACTACTGATATCACAAAAAAAATTAATCCATTAGAAGATTCGGAAGAAGAGATTGATTATGAAACTGCGGAGGATGACAACGAGGAGAAAGTAAGTAAACCTGAAAAGAAAAAAGCTTACCGAATATCTGGGGGTATATTAGTTCTTCACGGAACCGATAGTACAGACATTCAATTAACGACTGATGATAAAATTGCATTCCAAGAAAGTATGGATGAGTTCGTAACTGAAGTTGCGGAAATCGTGGATTTTAATAAACTTAATGTTTACGAAAACAATGTTGAATGGTCAGGTAAAATCACAGAATTGGATCTTGAATTTTTCTTCTCAATTGGGGAATCTAAAGGAGTATATATAAACGGGACTATGATTAAGTTAGATGACGATTTCCTTGAATTTATCAATAAATTGCAAACATATTACGAGAAATTTAAATCTAAATGGTCTAAAGTAATTGCATCAA